CTATGCGACCCTTCCCGCCGGGCGCTCGGCACGGTGAAGCGGAATTTAGCGCCCGGATCAACCGCAATGAGCATTTCGTCGTGGTTCTTTTCGCACCAGTTGAGGCTTTCCACCTTCATGCTGACCCCATCGCCGACGACCGGCAACCCCGCGCCTGGATGATCTTGAGATAGAGAAAGCCAATCGATGAAGACCGATCTAGCACCCATCGACTGACCCCGAAACAGTCTCAAATTGAGACTCCACATGACTCTTTACTAGTAAGTCATGTAGAAGGTCAAAACCGAAAAGGCCAACGGCATCGCCCGAACCCAGCTCAGCGGCTTTTTCGCCGACGCTGCCGCTGCCCATCGGCAACCAGCTAGAGCAATGATCGGCATGAGCGCTAGAGCAATGATCGGCATGAGCAACCCTCACCTTGCGCACCCAGCAGAAAAGCGCGCCCGGAGTAGGCCCGGTGAACTGAACGCGCGAAGCGTTGCAGTTGAGACATTCCTGGCGGTCGAGGATAGGACGCTGGCTCATACCGGCATGCCCCAGGCAGAGCACCGGGCAATGGCCAGCGAACCGGCCAACGACCGCCCGCCGCGCGCGGCAAGCCCATACGAAAAAAGCGCCAACCTGTAGCGCAGCTCGGCCCGGACATGCGCCAGCGGTATGCGAGTGCACACGGCGGCTACTCTTCGACGATGCGCAGCGTGTTTCGAGTGATGGTGAACGTTTCGCCGGTGCGCGTGTTCTGGCCGGCTTTGGTGAACCCGGACAAGTGACAGAGGATTTCAATCTCGTTGCCCGGACGACCCAGCGAACGGGTAGATGACACGTCATGCACGCCGGGCATGCTGTACTCGTCCGGCGACGGGCTGACGATCTGCGTGTACCAACCCTTCTCAGATTGCCGTGTACCAACCCTTCTCAGATTGCACAGACGACTTGATACGGCCCCGAATCCAGACTTGACAGGCTGGGAGGTGGCGTTTTTCGACTTTTCCTTGACCTTGTGTTTGCCCGGAAAGGGCGGCGACTTCAGCACTCATGATGATGGCCTCGTAGACGTTGGTTGCTACCGTTTGGTAGTGCCCGAACGCTACTACCGAACGGTAGCAATTGCAAGCGCCTCATCGAATGCTATGCTGAAATTGCTCCCAAACGGGAGCGAGTGACAACAAACAGAAGGAGATTACCGTGTCACAAATAATTGATTTAATGGACGAGCTAAAAGCAGCGGAAGGTATGACTTCGGATTACCAGTTATCGAAGGAAACCGGAATCGCACAAAGTCGAATTAGTGACTACAGGAAGGGTCGCCTAACACCCGATGAATACGCATGCACGCGCTTGGCGTTAGCCCTCGGCAGAGAACCAATTGAGGTAATTGCGATGGTCCAGGCCGAGCAGGCCAAGACCGAAGAGAAGCGAGAATTTTGGCGAAATTTTCTCACGCGTGCCGCGTGCAAATTTTCTCACGCGTGCCGCGTGCATCGCCGGCTTAGCGGTGCCGCTGAGCTTTGGGCTTCCATGCGAAAACGCACGCGCAGACCTTCCAGCACAAACGAATAA